CCGGAACAAATAGACCACATATATTTGATTTGGTACCTGAAACGGATCCAATTCTTAAAGAAGTGATGCCAGAATTTGATTTTACCAACCCACCAGTAAATGCCAATGAGTTTGCATCCACTTTGGTTGAGACCTGCAAGAATTATAAAGGTTATGGGTTATCTGCCAATCAATGTGGATTTAGGTATCGTGTGTTTGTAATGGGTGCCGAAGATAACTATGTGGCATTTTTCAATCCTAGTATTGTATTGAAATCCAAAAAAGAAGTTCATATGGAAGAAGGATGTTTATCTTTTCCATACTTGGGATTGAAAATTACCAGGCCTGAAGAGGTTGCGGTAACATACCAAGATTTTAATGGAGAATGGAAACAGGCAAACTTTTCTGGTATATCTGCTCGTTGTTTTCAACACGAATTGGACCACATGAATGGAATCGTGTATACGAGTAGAACTAAACCGTTAGCTTTGCAAATGGGTATGAAAAAACGAGGTAAGGTCAATCACCTAGTGCAAAAATTTAACAAGTTGGACAATCGTTTAGCTCAATTGCAGAAGTCATCCGTTTGAGTTGTAGTGTTCGTTTCATTGATTCGGACCTTTTTCTTAAAGCTTCATTCGATGGTTTTTTACCTTTTCTAGTTTCTGACATTTTTTGTAAATGTTCTTTAGATTTAGGTTTATTTTTGAGTGCTTTGGATATTTTAGATTTGGTTATGTCTGTGGTTGGTCTACCTAATGTGCCTTCACCGCCAAGTGTTAAATTATAACCAGTTTCAAATGAATTATATTCTTTAATGAAAAAAGGTTCCATAACACTCAAACAATGGTTTCCATCTTTAGATTGGTAAATAGGTTCCCAAGTAAAATTATCAATACCGTATTTTCGGAGTGCTTGGTAAATATATTGGTTTCGGTCTTTGGTGTGATATAAATGGCTCTGTTTTCGTTTTGGCCAATTAGAATCATATCCAATATAAATTTTACCATTTATATTGTTGACAATTTTGTAAATAGTGTGTATACTCATGAATGTATTTATAATGAAAGTATCAAATAATGGCAACACCAATTGAATTTGTAGAAAAACAATGGAATGATTGGCAGGAGAAAAATCCTGTTGAATCATTTGAACACATTGATGAAGAAAATATGAAAAGAGTCCTCGTAGAGGATTTGACTTATGCTTCACAAATGGATGTTCGTGAATATACTTTATACCAAAAATGGTGTGAAGTAAAAGAGAGATATCCTGTACATGAAGTATCAACTTTATTTGGTGCTGAAGTTCAAATGGTCGATCCAGACCAAAATAAACTTGTTGAGAAAGTCAAGGCTAACTTTTGGGTACCACAAGGTCCTGATGATTATTTGAATTTAAAACCTAAAATGGTTCTTTCAAATGGTCCTGATGCTGAAACTTGGAATGCCGTTCGTACTTTTTCTTCCACTATGAAGAATAATAGTAATATTGGCCGCAACCTATTTTATATTCTTACGGATGAGGTTACTGGTAAGTACCTAGGTGTTATTTGTATCTCCTCAGACTTTCTAGACCTTACACCACGGGATAACGCCATTGGTTGGTCGAGAGATGTTAAGACACAGCAACACATGATTAATCACACCGCAATTGGTTCCACCATCGTTCCGTTACAACCATTAGGTTATAACTACATGGGTGGTAAATTATTAGCATTGATGTGTTTATCGGACACCGTTCAAGCAGATTGGAAACGCCAATACGGTGATACCCTTGTTGGAGTTACCACTACATCATTATATGGTAAAACTAAAACTGGTGGCCTATCCCAATATGACGGACTTGAACATTGGAATCCAATGGGGTTCTCCTCAGGTTCAGTTGCTTTTGAACCAAGTAGAGCAACCAAAAAATTGGTGTTTGATTGGATTAAAGAGAATCACCCTAGAAAATACTTTGAGTGGTGGGATGCCAAGAATCAACAAGGACTTCCACTTAAGCGTGACCACAAAAATCGTTCATTAAATTTTGCGTATTCTAAACTACAGATACCAAAAGAATTGATTCGTACCGAACATCAGCGTGGTATTTACTTTAGTCCTCTCTATGATAATACCAGTGAATTTTTACGGAAAGAAATTGTTGATGAAAGTCTGGTAAAGTTGTTTGATACCAGCGAAGAAACCCTTGCCAATATTTGGAAAACCAAGTATGCTAAGGGACGAATCAGGCAATTACAGAAAAAGAATACCGTTTCATACGAATCCTTATTCTATGATGACCTCATTTACTTGTCTTGGGAAGAAACCAAGGCAAAATATTTGCCACAAGTTGGCAGATAATTTAAACCAAACAGTAATATCTCTGTGATATTACAACACCTGAATTAAGGAGAATCAAATGAAATTGCATTTAGATGTAGAATCATCATTAAAACTTTGCCCACCTAGCAAAAATCCATATTTGTTGGCTTTACCAAAAGAAATTCAAAAACAATGTCATTTTGTTGAAAGAAAAATTATTGGTTTGGAGTGGGTAACATATTATATTGAGGACCAAAGTCGAACACTTAAAGTGGTTCAAGCAAACGCTTCAGTAATGAAAATTACTTTTGAATTGAATGGATTCATTCATACAGAATATCCTCCTATTGTAGTTCAAAACTCAATACAAAGTAAAGAAGAATATGATGGTTTAATTGGACACACAAGGGACCAATCTTTAAGAGAACTATGTGTTACTCATATGATATATGATGTATATAAATTTGATTCTCCGTTAGCTAAGAGATTGTTTAATGGTACCGGCAACCAATTAAAAACTCCAAAAACTCAGCATACCAAAAACGATATTGTTATGCAAACATTAAAAGCTATTGATGCATCAGAAATCAATAATGATGATGATGAGATTGTTTGGTTTATTGATGTGGTTGCTGCTGATAAATCCAAAAAAGAAAGAAAAGCAATCTTTGATTTGATTCGTGGCCACAAATCACAATATTCAAATTTATTAACATATCATTGCGGTGAAGGTTTAAATTCAACATCTGAAGCTGCAAAGAAGTTTAATATTCCTTACAAAGGTGATGCGAATCATGCAAAAACAAATAAGTTAGGTTATATTCCTCCTTATGCCAATCCAATCACATCTTTTGCCGGCGCAAAAAAATTAATCAAGAAATATGGATTTCAAGATGTTGAATTTCATTTTTTCCTTCCTAAACCAAAACAAGCACCAGCACTTTATGAACAACGTGATGAACATGAAATGGAATTTGATTCTGCTGTCGTAGATGAAGCTTGGTGGTTACAGACGATGATGGAACAATTTGGAACAAAAAAATCTTTGGAAGAAATTATAAAAAAACTTCCATATAAGAAAAAAGGTTGGTTGCCGTGTTATTTAAATCCGGATCCATCCAAAGGAGGAAATCCCAATGAGGAAACTATCGTTGATAAAAATGGTAATCCTGTTGGTACGACTAGTGCCAAAGTCTTTAAATTTGGTACATAATCAAGTATACCGCAAAAATACTTGACTTAGATACTAGATAATGTTATACTGGTTTCTCTCGTTAATACAACGAGTTTTACTTTAACTATGATTAGGAGCTTTATAATGTCAGCAAAATCAAAAATGTTAGCCGCACTCAAACAAACTGGTGGCTACAACACTTTTACAACCAAGCAAGCACAGCATCGTTTCGGCATCAAGAATGTTGCCGCTCGTGTTGATGAACTTCGCCAAGAAGGTCATGTAATCTACACCAATACCCGTGTATTGGAAGATGGTCGTAAGATTTCTTACTACCGCTTAGGTACACCAACTAAAGCATTGGTACAATCTGCTTTGGCTGCTGGTTACACTTTTACTGCCTAATACGCAGATGTGACATGGGGAGTTCGCTGGGAAGCGATACTCCCTTTTTTTATTTTTACGGAGAACAAATGGAAATTTCAATTAAAAAAGAAGATTTACAAAAAAAGAGCCTATTTGTTGCTACACCAATGTATGGTGGCATGAATCATGGACTTTACATGAAAGCGTGTCTTGACTTACAAGGCTTGTGTATGCAATATGGTGTACAGATTAAATTTTCATTTCTTTTCAACGAATCATTAATTACCCGTGCAAGAAACTATTTGGTTGATGAATTTATTCATCGGTCAGAATGTACTCATATGTTGTTTATTGATTCAGATATTAATTTTAATCCACAAGATGTAATTGCTTTACTTGCACTAGACAAAGATGTTGCAGGTGGTCCTTATCCTAAGAAAGCAATTAAATGGAAATCAATTAAGAGGGCCATGGAAAAAGATCCGAATATTGATGTTAATGTTTTGGATAAATTGACAGGTGATTATGTGTTTAATCCTGTTAAAGGTACTGCACAATTTTCTGTTTCTGAACCACTTGAGGTATTGGAAATTGGAACAGGTTTTATGATGATACGCCGTGATGTATTTGCCAAGATGGAAGCAGAGTATCCTGAGATTCGTTACAAACCTGACCATGTTGGCCAAGCACACTTTGATGGTTCACGATATATTCATGCTTTCTTTGATACTGTAATTGATACTAAAAATTCTATTACAGGTGGTGGTTCTGACCGATATCTTTCAGAAGATTATATGTTCTGCCAGATGTGGCGTAAGATGGGTGGATCCATTTGGTTGTGTCCTTGGATGAGAACCTCACACATTGGTACATATCACTTCCAAGGAGATATGCCAGCTGTTGCTAATTATGTTGGAGAAATGTGATGGCTAATTTTGTAACTTCTGAATTACCTGAAGGATATGAAACATCATCGCCAGATTATTCTGGTGGTGGTAGTGTAACCTCTCCTGTAAATTGGCCTTCAATACCGGCCGGTGCAGAACATGATAGATTGGTTGCAGAAGCACCATTTCATCCAGGTTATGAATCAGCTGCTCCACAAGAATTTGTTACACCAAATTATTCTTCAATTAATTTTGATGCACCAATTACAGTTCCGGGTCGTAAGTTTGATGGTGGTAAACTAGAATATGGTTTATTGCCTCCACTTGCATTAGAAGAAGTGGTAAAAGTATTAACTTTCGGTGCTCAGAAATATGACCGAGATAATTGGCAAGTTGTGCCTGATTCCAAACGCAGGTATTTTGATGCCTTACAACGCCATGTGTGGGCTTGGAAACAAGGTGAACAAATGGATTCCGAATCTGGTATTCACCACTTAGCTCATGCTATGTGTTGCCTAATGTTTTTGTATGAACATGATGTCAAGTATTCCAAAGAATAGGTTGACATTGTATTTTGAATGATGTATAATTAAAGGACTTTACATAATGGAGAAGCAAATGAAGTTATCTAGTGAAACACTATCCGTATTACAGAACTTTGCCAAGATTAATTCTGGCATCGAGTTTAAAAAAGGAAATAAAATTGCAACAATGTCCTCAGGCAAAACGGTACTTGCCAAGGCAACATTGAAGGATGATTTTCCACAAGATTTTTGTGTGTACGACTTGAATCAATTCTTAGCAGTACATTCCCTCAATAAGGATACCGAGATTGACTTCGATGATGCCAATGTAATTTTCAAATCTGGCCGCAGTAAAATCAAGTATCGTAAAACTGAAAAGAATATGATTGTTACTCCTCCTGAGAAACAATTAAGCCTTCCCTCTGTTGATGTTTCATTTACTTTAACAGAAGAAGATTTGGCCGCTATCCTCAAAACAGCGAGTGTGTTACAATCACCTAATATTGCCGTTGAATCTGATGGTGACAAGGTTTGGTTAACAGCTTTTAATGCTGTAGATAATTCTGCACACACCAATTCAATTGATGTTTCAGAAGGTAATGGCCATAAATTCAAAATGGTTTTCTTAACCGATAACTTTAAAATGATTTCTGGTGGATATGATGTTGAAATCTCATCTAAAGGTCTTGCTTCATTTAAGAACAAAACAGTAGATATTCAATATTGGGTTGCCACAGAATCGAAATATTCTAAATTTGGAGAGTAACAATGTTGATTTATTTTACAGATGCAATTACAAAACAACAAATTGCAATTAACCCCACTTATGTCACCGCAGTCTTTGAATTACAAGAAGGTGAACATCTAGGTAAAACCGTAATTAGTCTTGTAGGTGGAACTTTGATTGTTGACGAATCTTTGCTTGATGCTGTTGGTGCATTACAAGGACAACTAAAATAATGAGTTTATCTATTCAGACAATTTACGGTACACTAGATACAAAACAACTTAAAGAGTTAAAAGGTGCCATTGAAGAAATCAATAATTACTTTGGTGAGATTGAATATAAACAAAAGTTAATTAAAGAAATTCTTGATGTGTCTGCGGACAATTCAAAAATTCCTAAAAAGATTATTGCTCGTATGGCTAAAGTTTATCATAAACAATCCTTCCAAGAAGAAGTGGCCCAACACAAGGAATTTGAATCCCTCTTTGAAGGTATTACCGAGGTAAAATAATGGAACGCAGAAAGTTTATCCGAGGCGCAGGTATATTGGGATTATTCGCAGCTGGCGCTGTTGGTATGAAAGAAGTTACCGCAGCCCCTGTTGTCATTAATAATACACACATACATAGTAAGACACCAGAAATAGATCCAAAAATGGTGGCATTGATTGAGGAGATTAGTCCTGCATCAATTACACTTACATCAACTTATGGTGAAGTCAAACCACCACCTCCACCACAAGCCCTTCAGGCTTATGAAATGGGTGATGGTTCTTACAGATTCTCGGGTTCGACTGGTGCAGTTTGGTCAACCTTAACTGTAAATCAATTGGGAGGGTTATCTGTTAATGCCCAACCCAAACAATTTGTTCCTGGTACGGAAAAAGATATTGCATTAAAACTAGTACCTGGACCAGATGGTGAACTTTATTTAAATATTAACGGACAATGGAAGAAGGTTTTAACAACATCATGAAAAAAACACTATTAGTATTATCATTATTAGCCGCAGGTTTTGTATCGACAGCACAAGCATCAGAGGACAATCCTTGGATGTTGCGTGTTCGTGCCGTTGATGCTATTTTCCAAAACGGACAATCAGGCATTGCTTCGACATCCAATATTACAGCACAAAACAAAGTTCTTCCTGAAGTGGATGTTTCTTATTTCTTCACTAAGAATATTGCAGCTGAATTGGATTTGTCTTACCCACAAAAAGTAAATCTTAATGCGGGTTCAACAAATATTGGTAACGTTTCCGCATTGCCACCATCATTGATTGCTCAATATCACATTACCGAATTTGGTGATTTTAAACCATATGTTGGTGCTGGTATTAACTACACAATTTTTGGCAATCGTCAAAACTTTCCTGCATTGGGAAATAGTGTCCGTGTTGACCAACATAGCGTAGGTTTCGTAGGTCAAGTCGGTGCAGATTATATGCTCGATAAGAATTGGGGTTTGAATGTGGACCTTAAATACATCACTATGGCAACCAATATTACCTCTGTTCAAACAGGTGCAAACCTAGGTAAATTGACACTCAATCCATGGGTACCAGGTGTTGGCGTCACTTACAAGTTTTAATTGAAGGGGGAGTAAAATCCCCCTATTATGTTATGAATTATATTATGAGGTATGTGAATGGAACATTTATTATGGGTGGAGAAATATAGGCCACAACGGGTGGAAGATTGTATTCTTCCAGAAGCAATCAAATCCACCTTTCAAGAGTATGTCAATCGAAAAGAAATACCGAATTTATTATTATCAGGTACAGCCGGTGTTGGTAAAACTACAATCGCAAAAGCTCTCTGTGAAGAAGTTGGTTGTGATTATATTGTTATCAACGGCTCTGATGAATCTGGTATTGATGTTCTTCGCAATAAAATTAAAAACTACGCTTCATCGGTCTCTCTCATGGGTGGCCGCAAGGTTGTAATCATTGATGAAGCAGACTATCTAAATCCCAATTCAACTCAACCTGCCTTGCGTGGGGCTATCGAGGAGTTTGCTGGGAACTGTTCGTTCATCTTTACTTGTAATTTCAAAAATAGGATTATCGATCCTATCCATTCCCGTTGTACCGTTATCGACTTCCGCATCAATGGCCAAAAGGCAAAGATGGCTTCTGCTTTCTTTAAACGAGCAGAGTGGATTTTAGACCAAGAAGGAATTACATATGATAAAGAGGTTGTTGCCGCTGTCATTACTAAGCACTTCCCTGATAATCGCCGTATTCTTAATGAGTTACAACGTTATTCTGTATCTGGTACTATTGATAAAGGCATCCTAAGTTCCGTTTCCGACATTCAACTTACAGAATTAATCAAAGCACTTAAAGATAAGAACTTCTCCGAGGCTCGCAAATGGGTTACCGGTAATTTAGATAACGATCCAGCAAGAATTTTCCGTAAATTGTATGACGGACTCTGTGAATCATTAAAACCTAATGCAGTTCCACAGTTGGTTTTAATACTTGCTAAGTACCAATATCAGGCAGCTTTCGTTGCGGATGCGGAGATTAACCTTATCGCCTGTCTAACTGAAATTATGGTGGACTGTGAGTTTAAGTAATGCCAGACCTTTTCAAAGAGATTATACCCTCAATACTTCAAACCAAAAGGTCTGTAATACATGACGATATAGATGCCAAAGACTACACACCCTTTGTGGTCAATAGAGCTCTATCTTATCACCTCGACTGTGTTCTATATGCCAACGAGATGAACCTTCATCCAGAGTTGGAAAAAGATATGCAATACCAGTATCTTCTAAATACCGTGAGGTCGATGAAACGGAAATTCCAACCGTGGCAGAAATCATCGGCCGATAAAGATATAGAATGTGTTAAGGTCTATTTTGGTTATTCAAATGAGAAAGCCAAGGAAGCTTTACGAATTCTTACTGATGAACAAATCGCTGAAATAAAAAGAAAAACAGATAAAGGCGGAGTGAACAAGTAATGATTAATATTACAGACCTAGTTGAGGTGACATTGGGAGAGAAGGATGATTTTCTAAAAGTCCGAGAAACCCTTACACGAATTGGTGTGGCGTCTAAAAAAGACCAAACATTATACCAATCGTGTCATATACTACACAAAAGAGGACAATACTATATTGTTCACTTTAAAGAGTTATTTGCTCTAGATGGTAAACCAACCGATATTACCGAAAATGACCTATCCCGTAGAAATGCCATAGCTAAACTATTGCAAGATTGGGGTTTAGTAAAGGTTGTAAATATTAAACAGATTGAAACTCCGGTTCCTATTTTCCTGTCACAGATTAAGATTATCTCCCACAAGGAGAAAGATGATTGGGAATTGACGCCAAAATACAACATAGGTTCTCGGAAGAATATTAATAACTAAGGTTTCTGTTTACAGTCATTCCGCAATTTCAAAAAATGCTAAATCTGAACACGGTACAGATGCAAGGAAAGAACTTGGCCAACATTTAACTTATGCCAAAAGTTTGATATCCAAGCATAAAGATTGATATAAATATATTTGACTTCACCTTAGGACCGCTAAGTACGAAGTGTTTTAAAGCGGGTATGACACCACGATACCGCTGGATACCGTAACCAGTAAAACCGATACGCCTTAGGGGTATCAATTTTTATTAATCTCGCTTTATATAAGGAGAACATTATGTTCACAGTACAAGAATTTCACAAAACGTTTGATCCATTTTCAATTGGTTTTAGCCATATACTAGATGATATTGCTGAACTCAATCAATTGGCTTC